GTTTTGGCTACTTTTCTCGCTTTTGCCTTTTCTGATTTGACGGATTCAAATTCTTTTTTCCCATTTGCTATGATATGAGACTTTAATCCTTCTGTAGAAGGAGGTTCATTGTGCCGAACGGTTTGATTAATATATGTGCTAACATGTTTACCTACCCCATGTACCGCATTATGCATATTAACCCCATTTTCTTGATGAATTTTCTTTGCAGCTTCTATGTGGCCATTTACTTCTGCTTTATCTGACTCTGAAAAATGAGCTTTGGATGTATCATTTGACGTGGACAAATTGTATGAATCATCGTGACTTGTTAGAGTATCGTGTTCGATTGGTTTAGCTGTTAGTTTACCATTTACCATAGAATAGCTAGTGTGCCATGCCGCGCCGAATCGTGCCTTTAATATCTTTTTTCCTTCCGCCGAGGATTTCTTAGCACTATATTTAATAGTATTTGGCTCGAATCCTACTTTATCACCCTCTTCTTTTTTCGTTTTACTTGTGAATAGCACATCACCTTGATGAAGACCTTCTTTTGGTAATACCTTATGTGCATGGTCTAATGCATGATGTAATGGTTCTGCTACATATGGTTTATCTGAATGATATTTATCAATATCAGCATGAGAATAACATATTTTAGCAGTATGTTCATTATCGGCGCCTACTTTATTTAATGCACTCTTATATGCAACACATTGCTTTCCATTAATAGGATGTTTGCCTGCTACAACAGATATTCCACCATCTACCTTCGAAGTGAATGATGGATTGTGTTTACCATGTTCTATATGTTGTGCGGCGGATTGTAATGCTCCTATGGCATGTTCAGTACCAGCGTGCCCCAATTCGTGCCCTAAATCTTCTACATGCGATAAATGTGTTTTTACTTTTTCAGTATCAGCTGTTATAGATTCTAACAATTGATTATCATATGTTTCTAGTATGTATGCTTTGAACTTTAACATTTATGCCGTTTCTTCAATTGAACCAAATCTTATTTTAGCTTCTTTTAGTTTCATGCTATTTTACCAAGATTTCTGAATGTCCGATAGGTCTTTTAGCTCTTATCTCAATCCTATGTAATGTCTTTCCTTCACTGTTCTTAACTAAAAGAGAATTCCCATTTCCTTCTGATTGCGTATACGATAGTTTACCAGCCGCATTATATCTATTTGTTATATCTTCTCTTTCGTTTTTTATTTTAGTTGTTTTAGACTTTGGCGAAGTAGCTACTTGATATGTAGGAAACGCATGCGATGGTGCTACAAACTCAGTGATTCTATTTTTTTGCTCAGAATCTGATAGTGAACCAAGATGTTCTTTGATTTCTTTAACTTTATTTGCGGCATGTTTATAAGCAGATGCTCTTATTTCATCTGCCATTTTTCTGCCGGCTGGATTTGTATTATCTCTCGATAATTTAAATGCAACATGTTTCTGATGTTCTGACATAGAATCAGCATCATGCCCGTGTTTTTTTAATATATTACTTACTTCTAATCTATGATTGGTGTCGTGTTTAGTCAATGAGCCTATTGGCATACCCATTACTTGTTCGGTTGTTTTAGAACCTGTTTGCCCGGTAGTAATTTTATTATCTGCAATCTTCAATGAGTATCCTACTGCATGATGAAGGTTACCGGTTGCATCGTGACTAGACAACATTATATCCGCCCCACCAGAATGAGATTCATCTTTCTTACCTGTCAATTTTTCGTGGTCTGATTTTAATGACGTCCAAGATACTTTTACATGATGCTCTTTGTTTGCTAAAAGCTCTGGATGATTTGCTTTTATATGAGTATGAATTTCTTCCGCTGCTTGAACCGCATGTGAATGTGCTTCTTGATATGAAGCATCTGACAGTCCTTTTACCAAATTATTGTGTGCTTCTTCTGGTGTTCTGCCCTTTTCATCTCTAAAGTGGTCGGCATGGGTCAGATTGCCGTGTATCAGCCTGTTTAAATGCGCTGCGACAAGAATCTCATGTAGCTTACCTCTACTATCATTATCTAATGTAGCAGACTCGATTAACCAAGTTTCAAATGTTGCAATAATTGACTCTTTTAATGAATTTGCATGTTTTTCAGCAGACTGTCTAACTGAATCTTTATCTTCCGCATCAGTATATGAAAAAGATTTCACTGCATCTTTACCGGGTTTATGCACTAAAAACCTATATGTAGATGGGTCATGGGTCACGATGAAAGGAGATTCATTTATTTCTGTACCCTCATTATGTTTGCTAAGTTTTGAAAAGTGTTGCTTAAGATACATCTGTGCAGATAATCTGCCTTCTTTTGTCTTTGAAAAAGACTTCAATGTTTTGCCTTTGCCGTCTAATACATGCCACCCGTCTTTACCAGATGATACATAAGGCTTTTGTTTTACATTATCATGTGTTTTTAATTTAGCAATAAATTTAAAATTTCTAGTTTTATTGTCATCTTGCTCTCTTTTTTTCATTTTCTCAAGTGTTTTTAATGTCTGTTGAGATTTGGAAAACGTTGCCATTGTTTTTTTGTGTTGTTCTGGTGTTGCTGTATACATAGTTAAATTCCTAGTAAAGTCATTAGTTATTTATCGATAGCCGTCCCACGAATAATACTCATTCCTGTTATCATTGAGTATAGCATCTTCTACTCCATCATTATAGAATCCTGTCATACAAATTTGGTCTTCTAATTCTTTCACGTGATTGCTATGCATCGAATGTCTTAAGTCACTATCAGTCAATTCATTGAAGAACCGTTGAGACACAAGCCATGCATGCATTATTCCGCACATCACCACATCATCATGAAATCCTTTGTCTGCTTCATACGACCCATTGTTGGATTGAATAAACGTGCTTAGTTCATGAATAAAATCATAATCATTTACAATCAATTGATTGTTGTCAATCATATCCTTTAAATTTGCGCATCCAATTCGTTTTGTTTTCTTAGTTGTTCTAACACCTGGATATGGGTCAGTACCTTGTTTGCCAAGTTCAGTGCCCGATTTTGTCCAATGCATGTTTTCATATTCCAGTTCATTCCACAGAATATCTGCTACTTGCCCGCCGATGTCATTTATTTCTATCAATATGTATGCATCATTATATGTTGAACCCACTTTCTGTAGTAATGATGCATATAAAAGAGGAGGTATTTCGTTGTTTCTATATTTTGCTACAATTCGATGTGGATATGATGTAATGTCAAAAATAATAAAAGCAGAATAGTCTAAATGTCTGCCTCTCGATACATCAACCGACATCGAATATAATCTGTCCTTTTGTGGTTCCTGATATACCTGTAATCCCTTATACTGATCAGTATATTCTTTAATAGGTATATCGTGTGTTAATCTCGCCAAAGTAGAACCAGACAATAATGTCATGCTAGAGCCCAAGAATTCACAGGAAAGCTCTTGAGATGCCTTTAGTTCACCTAATACCTCTATTTGTTTATTATACCATTCTTGTGTTCTGCCTGGCATATCGTACCAATGAACACGCAGGAAAGAAAATCCGTTTTTCCCAGTTTCTGCTTCTCTCCACATCTTCTGAAAGTGATTGTAACCGTTCGGCGTGCTAGTTATATATACCTTAGTATTTTCGCCAGCAATGATTGTTGGATAAACCGAAGTGAAGAACTCGTCCGCTATATTATTAGGAACAAATCCATATTCGTCAAGATACAGTAACTGAATTGATTTTCCTCGAATGCCGCTGGAAGAAGTGGCGGCGCCGAATATCTTACTCCCATTCTCTAATTCAATAGACCTTTTATTCCAAGAACTCACTCCTTGCTGCATCCATTTAGGCAAGTTAGAATATGCAAATCTAACGCGTTGCATAATTTCATCTGCCGTAGATTGTTTGTTGGCCAATATAGCAACAGATTTATTATCATTAAACAATATAAACCAAACAAAATATGCAGCAGAGACCGAAGTCTTGCCATACTGCCGCGGAGTCATAAATATCACGCGCTTGTTCTCATGGTAGCATTTAACCATGTCTTCTTGAAATGGATATAAATCCATGAGAACCGCACCTCTATCTGGGTGCACTACAGTGATATAATGTCGTATAAAATATATAGGGTCTTTACTACATTTTATATATTCCGCAATCATTTCTGGCGTGTATTCTACTACTGCGCCAGCAGGCCGAAGGTCATCAGAGCCTCTAAAGGAAAATATTTCTAATAATTCACGTATACTGTCCGGTAAACTAATCATCTTTTATTTAGGCGGCGCGAATTCGCGCAGCGGCAAATCAGAACCATTACGTAACTCTGATGATGTCGCCACCAAGTCTTTTAGGTAATCCCATTCTTACATCTGTGTGGTCACCAATAGGGTGATGTACAGTTGTTTGACGTGGCTGTCGCCAGCCAGTTGATGTCTTTGGTTTTTCGTAAAAAGTAACTGGATATACTACATATTTTCTTTTTTCTTCCCTCTTGAGAGATTGATTGTAATTACTGTGGGTATGAATTTCAGGGTCTTGAATTTCAACATCGTGTTTATCAGGGAATTTAGACATGATAGCATCATGTACTTCACCCATTTTAGATTCTTTTAACTCTAATCTAAATTTGTCTCCAAACCGTCGGCGAGCAGCACTAGCTTCTTTCAATGACTTCGTTCTGGTTAATATTTCCCTTGCTTTAGCTGCCTCAGGAGATGCTGGATGTAATATATGAAGAGTGTTGTCTGAAATATTATCTGGATTATGAAAAATTGAAGGACCTTCTTTAAAACTAGTAGATGCTGTAGCTGGAGATACCGCATTGATACCATGTTCATTAGGATGATTTAATATATGGTGCGCTAGTTCCAATCCCCGAGCATCGTGGTAGCTAGATACTTTACGCTTTCCTTTAGTATCAGTCAGTGGCGCCGGTACCCGATGGTCAGTGTAATAATAACTCTTTCCTTCATGTGTTACCCGACCATTCCTATTTTTTTCGTCGTGATATTCTTTTCTCGTTTCGTTAGGATTTTCACCTTCTCCTGTACCGGGAGTAGAATGAAGAATATCATATCGCCTAGTCGAGGTAACATTCATAACCTTTTTCCAGTTCTCTGCATCTTTCGGGTTATTATGTATCTTTTCTGTGCCATCTTTATTATCTTGTCGATGAGTAACTTTCATTACAGTATATGCAACACGAGCATCTTTACCTCGTCTACGCAGCAGGGAGTTAAGCTTAATATGCGCATCCACATCTCGTTTGTTTGCCGGTACTCCTTGGTCTGATATTGCTGTATTAATAGCCTTTTCTCTACTATGAGGATCTTTATCTGTTCCAGCCATTTTGCCGTATGTATCAGACCTGACTACAGCATGTGTTCCAGCCTTTACCCCAGCACTATGTGGGCCAAAGTGCTCTGAAATAGCATCTGCGTATTCAGTTTGTTGGTGTCCTGTTGTAACATCCGGCCGCACAATCACACCTTTATTATTCTTCTTTGCCTTCTTTGATATTTCATGAAGTTGATGAAACAATTCTAAATCATGGTCTTTTCTGGCCGCAGCATTATGAGATGACCGCTGGTCATAAAAGTCTCTATGTCCTTTAACTGATTCAAAGCCGCCACACCCATTTTTGGCCAAGCATGAATGGACACAATTACCCTTGCCATGACATGCATTTCCGTTTACATAATTTCCATGTAAATCAGTATAATGCCGCCTAATATCTGGATTGCCACCAAAGCCCAAGGTTTCATGTCCATTCTCTTCGCCTTTATTAATACCAGGCAAATCTGCTACTGTATCTGTTTTTGTTTTATTCCCAAGCACTTCGCCCAACTTTTTGGAGCGCATTTCTTTGACTCTTCGAGCATATTCTTCAGGATTATTTTTCCTTAAGTCTGCATATTCTCTAAAATTTGAAGTTATTTCCGACTTTCTATCTTCCGAGGGAATTAGTTTTGGGTCAGCATGGCCATACAGTCTGAATAACTTTGAAATCCCTTCACCATTTGTTTCATGCTTAAATGCCTTTAATGCCTTTCTTGTGGTAGGAGAGGCAGGTCGGCCTGTTATTTTTTCATGGTTTGCAATATTGGATGCAGTACCTTCTTTGTTTTCGGTGGTGGGCTTACCATATATTGCATACGCAGTTCGTTTATCATACCCTGGTTTAGTGCTATCTGTTTCCACTCTATTAGATACGGGCTTTATATTAAATACTTTATGTTCAGTAGATTCATCCAATATTGCAGTAGATTCGATTTTATCTGCTTCTGCTAGTGCTTGGCGAAGTTCTGCATACGAGGGTCCTGATGAAAATTCTAAAAATGATTTTACCCCTTGTGTTTTTGTATTTGTCATTTTGCTATTTGTTCCTGTAAAAGTTGATTTAAATCTTTGCTGCTTCCCGAAAATAATATATTTGTTTGATTTTGTACAGCAGTACCTACATTTGTTCCTGTTTTTTGCCCAGATTTAGCACTCTTTGCTTCTGCTTTATCTTTGTTTAATAGCAATAAATTCTTATTGACATCCGACATCGTTTTTATGAGTCCACTCAATGCTGTGATAGCAGCGGGGCTTTCTGCTCCTCTAACTATTCGCATTGCGACTTCGAGTGCCTCGGCTCCCTTTTCTGCGAGTTCATAAGTACGAGTTCTAGCATAAATAAAGTCCTCATCCTCTGCACCATCTGGTACTACTGTCATTGAATTGCCCGCATTATCTATCACTTCCACTGGTTTCACGTCGAAAATCATTGCCAATTCTTTAGTCATTTTATCAAATTAATGTT